ATTTCCTACGAAACCTAATTAAATACATGCTCGGAGAACAGCTAATAATGAAGCTCGGGCCGCAGTTGGCTAACTGTGAGCACCCATTTACGGTGATGTCATTAATCTTACTTGTAGTTTGGTTGGTCTACAAGAAGTACACGGCTACCGCTGACCTTCCCTTGTTGCAGCTAATCCGCGACCATGGCCAAAGCATGGAAGAGGATATGGGTGACAAGGGGGTAGCCCGTGAAACCAGGGCCCCTAGAATTTGTACTGTTGTTTGTCAGGAAGCCGTCATGGAATTCGGTTATATGACCAACAGAGAATCAAACAGGGTGATCATAGAAAAGTTCATTCGTAAAGCCATGTTGGAGCATGGCATGCGTCCATCGCACGTGTGTACCATGCTTCCGATAGCAGTTGAACTTTACTTTGCTCCCACCCCAGCGTTGATTAAGGCCGCGAAGGTTCGCAAGCTCGTCCGTGAAGAACGAGCACGCGGCGGCCTGAGCAACGCTGGGCCCTGAGGGTGCCCAGTCCTCATTGATGGTGTCAACACGTCTATTAACCACAGTCGTGTTGAGGGAGTCACCATCAAGCGTTTTGAGGATAGGGAACCTCCCAACCGTCGTGTGCGCGTGCTTAGTGGATATGGGTCTGGAGTCCACTACGGCGTTCATAACGACTCTTTGGTTAATTTAGTTAGGGGCATTGCGGAACGTGTGTTATACACGTCCTGTAACGGGCAGCTCAAGCCCGTGATCAAGACTGATAAGGGAGCATTTAAGCGGCTGATTCCTTTGAGGAACCGCATATTGGCACACACGCCCTTGACCACCCGCATTGAAAGGGAGAATTTCCCTGTATATTATGCGGGTCGCAAGCGATTAGTGTATCAACGTGCCGTGGATAGTCTCTGCGCGGAGCCTATAAGTCCACGAGATGCTGAAGTGCAAACATTTATCAAGGCTGAGAAGATTAACTTCACAGCCAAGCCTGATCCTGCTCCTAGGGTGATCCAGCCTAGGGATCCACGTTATAACGTGGAAGTCGGGTGCTTCCTTAAACCATTCGAGAAGGCAGCATTCAAGGGTTTCAAACGCACATTTGGTTATAATGTTGTGTGTAAAGGTCTAAACGCAACTGGGGTGGCAGAGCAGTTGCGAGAAAATTGGGATGAGTTTACGGAACCAGTAGCAATAGGATTGGATGCGTCACGATTCGACCAACATGTCAGTCGTGAAGCTCTGGAATTTGAGCATGGGTTTTATAATTGTAAATTTAAGTCTGATTATCTCGCAACACTATTGTCGTGGCAGTTGCGTACAAGGGGTTTCGGGAGGGCAAAAGATGGGTATGTTAAATACTCAGTGAATGGATGTCGGATGTCTGGTGATATGAACACCTCATTGGGTAATTGCATAATTATGTCGTGTATTGTTATTGGCTACTTTGAGTCCGTTGGAGTCAAAGCTCGCCTTGCTAACAATGGGGATGATTGTGTGGTTATCTGTGAACGCAAGGACATCTCATTGTTTGACGGAATCGATGAATGGTTCAAAACTTTTGGGTTCAAATTAACACGTGAGCCCACTGTCATTAGTTTTGAGCGAATTGAGTTTTGCCAG